GTGCCTCATACCCCACGAAGCGCAAGTAGGTATCTCCTAGCAATGGCTTCCAGACAAGTTTGGGGGACCAGCCCCACCGGACAAAGAACGCTTCGACGGGGCATGGCTCACCGTCATTTGCCCATATCCTCTCCTCAAACCTGCCTGCGGTGTCGTCGCCTTCGAACGCCAGGCACGCCAAATAATTATGACGTACCTGCTTGCCCTTCACGAACCTCAGCGTTGTGTCGCGTGGTGAGACATAGAACATCCTTTTGCCTCGAAAGCGCAAAAGGGAATCCATGGCGGCGTCGACATGTTCAGTGTCGACTAAGTAAGAGAACCAGGCCACCAAATTCTGGAAGAAATTGCCTGAGCTGGTAACTCTATCCCCACTCTCGCGCATCGTCTGCTGAAGCACCAACTTGAAGGTCTTGCGCTCACCTGTAGCGTCGCGGTACGACATCTTCCAGGTGGCACACTTGTTGCGATCGTCGACCACACGTTCGAACAAGAGTTCGCCGATGTCCTCGACACCGATGAGATGCGCGATGTGCCTGAAAACGGTTTGCTCGATTTCTTTCAGCACTTCCGAGATACCAAACTCGAAAGCCTTCAGATCGTTTTCGACGAACCGCGCACCGGGCCTCATGTCTGACATGTTGCATAGAATAACCTCAATCGCTTCCCTCTTGGCGCGATCCTTGATAGACCCGTCGCGAAACACATCAAAAGTGGTGTGTTCGAAGCCAAAAGCGACCTTCGCTATGGCGCACAAACGAACCATCTCGTGATTCGCGATTGGTCGAGGTTTGTCCTTGCCTGAGACCTCACTCTTGACGAAAGCTTTGATCACAGTGTCAAAGCCAACGCCATCTGACGACAATGCTGCGTTCATCGCATCGTACTCGGCCTTCATCGCTGCTTCATGGTTCAACTTCTTGGGGAGCGCGGACTTGCGTACCGACTCAAACTCCCGCATCGCCTTCTTCAGGTTGCCGGAACAATAAACCTTCATGAGCAGGACTTCAACGAGGCGGTCACGAGTGGCCGCTTCGGAAACCAAGGGATTGTGAATCCCGATGCCGATGTTGCGCATGTCGTGCGCTTGCTGGAGATTCTGCGGTTTGTTGGAATGCAGAAAATTTGGCGTTGTGGTCAGCAGCGGAAATCTTGCTCTTGCCGTTCGGGCTCCGCTTGCGACCCCACCCTCCAAGCCGGGTGGCTCCGCCAACTCAGGGCGATCCCCTGGTGCAGCCGCGGTAGTGCTGTGCAGCACGCCCCCTTCCGCGTAGGCGCGTTGCTGCTCTTCCACGGCAGTAGCTGCTTCGGCCTCCGCAAGGGCGGCCTCAGCTGTGGGCTCGGGTTGGCGCGCAACGGCCCCCCCTGCGCCCGGATTGGGCGGGGGGGGCGCAACCGCCCCCCCTGCGCCCTGATTGGGCGGGTTCGCATCCTCCTCCTCCCCGCTCTCATCATCGCTCGAATCTGAGTCATCGGTCCCGCCTGGTGCGCCGCCGCCGAGTCTCCTCTGCGGCCTGACGCTGTCGGCGAACTGATCGTACATCTCCCAGGCGCTGGGTGGGTTGGCCACCCCGCACCAAATGGGCGAGACCCTAGCCAGGAACCGTTGCGTCAGCGTGTGGCCGGTGAACGTCAGCTCGTCGACGACGGCTGCATGTCCCACGGTCAAATACGCACGGCGCCGGAACCCGTCCCTGGCTGCACACTCGAGATTCGTAAGTTGGAGATCCGCACTCGATGGCTTGATGTCCCAGATAATGCTCGCCTGGTGTTTGCGGGCAAAACTGGTGGCATCAGCAATAAACGAGGTGGGAAGACACACACTCACCGTAACGACGTTCGTGCCCTTAAAACACGTATTGTTGCAACGTACACAGCTGCGAACGACCGTCATGCGGCGAATCATGTGGTCCTCAGCGCTACGCGGATAGCGGAGGAACTCCAACTCAGCAGAGTGGCAGTGGTGGCATACATCCGGGAAAGTCTGCCCGAAGCGCTCCATCACTGTCTCTCTACCGCCCAAGATTTGTCACGCAAGCGTGGAAGCTGTGGGTTGGCTTCAGCCACTTTGTAAGTCTCTCAGCGACACAGTGCACCTTGAG